CCCCCTTTCCACCATTCTTGACATAAAGCAACATATTCTTCTGGTCAAAAGTACTAATATTCATTTTGACTTCATGAATAGATGTAGGAAAACACTTGTATGTTTTTACATCAACCACGATACAATACTCCAACGTGTTCCTTTGGTAACAACCTCTGCTTCGTGTGGATACATAAAGTTTGATGGGAACACTACGGCAGACCTAGCCTTGGGTTTCATAGTTTTTGTTGCAACTGTGAACTTACCACCTTCGTAGTCATCATTCAGATATAACAGAACTGTTGCGTGTGGATATCCATAGTGTTGTCCGTGACTGTGGTGGATGCTGTCGTAGTGTTTGGACATGAACCCACCTTCTGAATACCGATTGATACGAAAGTCTGTAAGATGTTGAACAGAGAAATATGGATGGTCTGTCATGTACATATTGATGGCATTTACAAAACATTTCTTGAGAGGTTCATAGAGTTCGTGTGTGTTACGAATCCAGAACTCATCCATGTTTACTCGTTCATCCGAATTGTCCACTTTACCTGTCTTATTTGCATATGTCGATTTCTGGTAATCTAGGTTTGCGCCCATAATCTCATCGGTCAAATCTTTGGAAACCATATTCGAATATTCCATAATATATTTTTCAATGTCCATTATACCATCCCAGCCTCAAACTTTTTCCAATCAGTTGCATTGCGAATATCCCATCCACGATTGTCAATAGACTTAATGATACCCTTGCAGTAATCTACACAGGTTTCATAATATCCAATCTTGTTCTGTAGGCGTAGAATATCCTCATCTGACTGCACATACATTTGCAAGTCAGTTTTCATTACCTTTATGTCAAAGGGTTTTGCAGCATAGACCTTTGCATCTGCCTTACCACCATAATACTCCCACTTCTCACGATAGAGTTGCTGATGGTCGGTTCGTGCTTTGATGAGAAGAAGTTCGAAGTCAGATTTAAAATCTAACCACTTCTGTTTGATCAACTGGTTCTTATAGGATTCTTGATCAATATGTTCATCATCTATAATTGGAAGGTCTTCTTTTGATATACGCTTCAATTCATCTAAGTTCATGTTTATTCCATATTAAAAAAAGTGAGCAGAGTTGATGTAACTCTCTTGGTATATATTGACCCTAGTGAGGCTTGCCGAGTTATCACTAGTTATTAAGTCTCAGATTTAATAAATGTTAAAGTTTATCGCATCTGCTCGTTTTTATTTATATACTTTCGATTTCATAGAGTGTGTATGCAAATGATGCACTTGCAACAAGATAATTAACATCTGTTTCTGCTTGAGTGAATTCTAATGCATCTAATGACGTTGGATACAGATCACGAAAGAAAACGTTTGCAACTGGATTATTCTTGTTTGATAGAATAGTCAGAGTTGCATCTGAGAACATTGCTCGAACTCCAGTGGCGGGTTGCACATCACCAATGTCTCTACTTGATCCTCTAGTGGCAGTAGGAGTTGCAGATGTCTCTGAACGAAAGTTCTTGAACTGGTCTGTGTTCTTTGGAAAACCAATAGAAGTAATCCATTCATGAAGTGACAAATAGTTCTCTAGATATTCATCTACAATGAAAGAAAGTGTAAATGGGTCATATGTAACCTTATCTCCCATCATAGGAATATCAGTAAGTCTTGTGGGCATAACTGCATTACCCATACTGATAGATGGAATTGATGCTGTCACAGTAAAAAACTCCACCTTTGGAAGTTGGTGAATGTTAAATTTAAACTGAGTTGGACTGAGGTAGTCTAACTTATCAGGTTGTCGTTCTATTGTTCTTTGTGTTGCCATGTAAGTATTTATAAGAAAAAGGGAGACACCCTTTCGAGTGTCTCCCAAGTTTGATCACAAACTTTCTTTTTCTTATTATTACATAAGGTTTGTGACTTTAACGCGACGATACCAAGCGTTGGTGTTTGCGTCGAGTGAAGCGTCAGAGTTGACGGTATCACCAGCAGCAACTGCACCAGCAGCAGCGAATGGGTTAGCAGCCATGCCGTAGCGTGTCTTGAACCCAATCTTTGGCTGGAAGGAGTTTTCACCAACGGCACGGACCATCTGTAGTGGAACGTATGGGCAATAGAAGAACCCAGCGTCGTAAGGTGATGTACCCTTATAACCAACAACGTAGTACTGAGAAGCAGCAACGTTAGCGGAATATGGATCAACATAGACCTTGTAACGTCCGTTCATTGTACCAGCGAATGTGTTGGCTGTGTCATCAACGTTTAGTGAGTTGTTGAGGGCAGGGGTGTAATCGAGAACACCGGCCATCTGTAGGGCAGAAGCAACGTCTGCTGAACAGATGATCATGTTACCCTTACCGCGACGTGTCTGCTGACCAATTGCGTTAGCATCACGTTCGATCTGGAACATTAGACCCTTGAACTTCTCAACTGACCAACGACCGTTTGAGTCAGTGTCTAGGTCGAAGATACCAGCAGTAGTTGTGTTAACTGCGGCACCCTTGACAGCGGTCACATATAGTGAACGGATGACTTCACGGTTGATTTCAGCAAGAATTTCTGTGCTGAGAATGTTGGAAAGTTCTGTTTCGGCGTCAAGACCGTGGATTGCCTTAAGGTCTTGTGCGAGTTCCATTGTGTACTCGGCCTTGAGGGCACGGGACACAGCGGTAACGGTTGACTTCTCAATGGAGAAAGCCATCTCACCGAAAGAGTTTGTGGCGCTATCACCGAGGGCTTCTGCCTGTGATCGTGTCATACCAGTTGCACTAACGTATGTACCAGCGGAAGGTGAGTCGTTAAGAACAGCAGGGTTAGTCTCTGTTGCACCAACGTCGCCACCACCGATTGTACCAGCAGCGTTCTGGTTTGAGATGTCTGGCATTGCTTCATCAACGAGAGCTTCTGCACCATCCTGTGAGGTGAATGAAGAACGCATTGCGAAGATTAGACCAGTTGGACCTGTCATTGGCTGAACACCGCAGACATCATAAGCAATGAGGTTTGGCATTGCACGACGAACTAGGGAAATTAGAATTGGGTCCCATGTGTCCATCTGTCCACCACCCATGCTGTTGACAGGGGCGGTTTCTGCGAGGAAGCCACGATCCTCACGGAGAGCCTTCTCTTGGTTCTCTAGGATAATTGTAGTAACAGCGCGCTTGTAAGAATCTTTGATCTCTGGAAGATCAGCGTGATCTAGGACGGGCTGCCACTTTTCTTGTAGATGTTCTGTCTGAAACATTTGTTTCTCCTTATTAATTAATTACATCTAAGTGGTTTATTATGAATTATTGGCGCGAGCCTTAGTCTTTGTGATTGCAGTCATGTACTTAGCCATGCTGTCACTAACACTAATGTCCTGTGCTGCGCTGTCATGTACTTCATTATCAATAACTTGTTCTGTGATCACTTCTTCACGAACCTTGGGGAAATAGTTCTCCTTGATTGTGTCGAGCTTTGCACGGAATGCATCTTCGTCAACGAAGTCAACATCCTCTACAAGTGACTTGAACTTTTCAACTTCTGTGTCGGTTAGGTCTTCAGAGACTTCAACGACAACGTGTTCGCGAACAAGTTCACCGTTCTTTTCTTTAAGAGCGATATTCTGTTCAAGAACCTCATTTACCTTCTCTTCTAGTTCTGCAATCTTATCAGACTGAGCACCTAGTACGTCATACTTCTCGTCAGGAACGTCGATGTAATGATCCTCGAAAAGTTGCTTAAGACCAGAGATGAAGTCTTCTGCGATTTCACCCTTGAGTCCACGCTCGATTGCGAGTTCATTTTCCTTTGTCCATTCCTCAACAACGTAGTTAAGATAGGTATCAATTTTGTCAGTCATCTCATCCTTTGCTTCGTCAAGTTTTGTATCGAACTCATCGACAGTAACCTGATATAGACGGGCGATTTCTTCGCGGGTCTTGGACTTAACGGCTGCTTCGAAGATTGTGGATGCCTTTGACTTGAAGTCTTCAGAAAGGTCTTCACCTTCCATAAGTGCATCTACGTCTTCCTTGACGTTGATGGACTTGATCTTCTCTTCAATGGCCATCTTTGCAGCTTCGAGCTTCTTGATCTCTTCCTGCATTTCCTTATCTTCGTCATCATCTTCTTCATCTGGGTGCATCGCGGACATGATTTTCCCATATGAAGCTTTGAGGTCTTTTGCCTTCATGGTTTCCATTTTATCATACATCGCCTTCAACATTTCCATCTTTGTACGGGGGGCGGCGGCTTCTTCAATTACCTCGTCTTCATCACTTTCGTGATCTTCTGAAACCTTTTTGGATTTTTCGGCGGGTTTCGCACCTTTCTGTTGTGCATCACCAGTAACAGGCTTTGCATTCTTTGCTGCAACGTCTGTTGGGGATGATGCGGCTTCTGGATCGACTACAGGTGCGCCACCATCTTGGACTTCACCATCGACCTTCTTGCCCTTTTCTGCTGGGACGGCACCCTTTTTCTGGGGGTCACTTTCATTCGCTTCTTCAAGCTCAGCAAGGACTTCCGCCTCCAACTCTTCAATTGTTTGTTCTAGTTCTGACATAGGATGCCTCCTTTTTGCAGTAATAAAATTACTAATATTTATTTATAAATTATAATCTTTGTAGAAATTTTGCAAAGGCAAGTGCTTTCCGCGATTCGTCAAGTCTTGCCTGTTTTGCATCAAATTCCCGTTTCATCTCAACCAATTCTGCTTCAAGTAGAGCACCGTTGTTCCAAACCCACTCCTTACCTTCCATAATACCTTCTACGAAAGCATTTGGAGCGGATGGATCAGCAACGATATCGGCGGCCGTTGCGAGATAGAAGTCATCACGAACATAGTTTGCACCATTTTTTTGTTCTAGACTACCCATACCACGCGAGGAAACGCCGAGTTTAGCACCCTCGTCCATGAGATTCTTTACGATTTCACCCATTGGTGTGGACATGATCTTTGCCTCACCAATAAAGTTCTTACCGTCTTGTTCCAGACTTGTAATCATGTGTGAAACTCTTTCAAGGTTCACAGTTGGTCCGTCTGGGTGACCTAATTCACCAAAAGCACGATTCTCTTTGATGAAATTCTTGTTGTACTTTGCAACTTCCTTTGCAAGTACCTGTTCTGGATAAACACGGCCATTTCGGTTCTTGATATCCGATTGCATGAAGATACCACGAATCTTGTAACTCTTCTTACCGTCTTCTTTTTCTTCGCAGATGTATTCTACTTCTTCTACTTGTTCTGAGAACAGTTTTACCGTGTTAGACATTTTTCTTATCCTTATTTCCAAACTTCGTATTGGATTGGTTGTTTCTTCTTAGACCTAAAATTGAAATCACGAATGTGGTGCTTTTTACGACTCACACCTTCTTGATGAAAACCAACACCCATAAGAAGAATTGGTCTTCCCTTCAGAAGTGCAGTCTCTTGTACACCCTCTTCATGAAAACATTGGCAACAACCTGTTCTATATCCCATAAGTGAGGCAACAATGTTTAAATATCCTGCAGCAATACCTACTGCAATATTTCTGTCTCTTTCAATCTCTTGCATATCCCATTCTGTCAACTCACCATTCTTTAAGAAACTTCTAGTAAGTTCGTTTCTAGGAACAGTATCTTCATGCAAGTCATCTAAGAAATTATGCTCTTCAAAAATTACTAATAGATTTGCCAAAGTCTGTGGATTTGTTTCTGCAACACGGCCTTCCAATCTTTTTCTTAGATAGATTGGTTGTTTGTTTTGTTCACCAGAAGGTAGTTCTGGAGAATCACCGTGAGTACTAAACCCATATGTCAAGTTGTGAATGTCTTCAATAAGTGATCTATCTTCGATAAAAGTTACCTTATAGAAAGCAATATTTTGTTTACTTGGACAATTTGTTACCGCATGAATCATTGTATCAATGTCTTCTTGTGGAATTCTCTTAGTCAAGTCCCAATTTCTTTGAGTGTGTTGACTACGAATAACTGCTTTTTCAATCTCTTTATGAGTATGTGAGTTTAACATTATTACTGTCCTTATACTAGGTTATCGTAACCAGCAGATTTTCTTAATTTAATAATCAGAGTTGTTGCGCCAGCACAAGTTGCGAGGATATCACCCGTATAACCAGATGATTTTGGGTTCTTTGCAAGAACTGGCAGGCCATCAAATCCGCCCAACTTACCGTTACCAACCAGAGCCATTGCAGTATCATCTGTGGTTGCATCAAACTCTAGTAGTAGTGTACCACCAGTTGTACACCAGTGAACACCTACAATATCTAGTGCAGGGTTTGCGTCATGACCGTCTAGTGCAGATGCATCAACAATAACTGCTTCTGTCTCTGCACCAGTTGCAACTGCTTTGACTGTCACTTCGAAGTCTTTATCCGATAGAATCTGTGTTGCCCAAGCCATATCTTAGTCCTTAAATGTTTAGCATTTCTCGTTCAAAGTAAGACATTAGGTCTTTTTCCGACACTTTGAACTGTTTTGAAACGTCTTTTATTGTTTTTTCGAAACTATTTAGGAAATCTGAGGGTTTGG